TGTTCTTTTGTTGTAATGATATTCATTTAAATCCCCTCAAGAAGTTTTGGTGTGAGAGAGCCTGAACCATTATATGAACAGGCTCCCTCACTTGGAAGCGTACTTACGCTACAGAGCGAGCAACCTCAAGCATTTCGGAGCGAGGGGTCTCTCTAATAACTTCTGCTGTGAACGGTACAGCGGCTGCTACTAACTCTTGTACAGCGTCAGTGCTTAACTTCCATTCCTCAGTTAGGTCACGTCCACGAACAAAGTTGAGGGTGTACTGTGTTGTTGGGCCTGAACCTAAACGAGAAACTTCCCAGAACTCCTTTGAAAGAGGTCCCTTACGCTCATCATCATGTGCCTTCTTAATCTGGCGAGCAAGTGATGGTGGTGCTGTCATGATTTGAACTCCCTGTACTTCACCTGAAAGCACAAGTACGTTGAATGCGAATTTGCCACGTGGCTTATCGCCAAGGACATCGCAGAGTGGGCATGCTTCACCGATGCAAACAAAAGACTTCTTACCCTTTGGGCGTTCAATCCAGTGCTGTTCGTATGATGCAAATGGTTGGTCTTCAAGGAACTTCACCAACTGTGGTGATTCGGAGAACTTGAAGTCGGTAGGAAAATCAGAACTGTTTTCCTGTACTAGTGAGTCAAATGCATCCCAACCCTGTTGGACTGTTGTTCCAACCTTTGGCATTGCATCTTCGTTGTCTTCTGAGAGGTATGAATCTGCCTCTACTGTTGGTTTTGTTATTGGCATTTGTTTCTTTCTGGTAATGAGGCCTATTGGCTCTCTGTGGATGTAATGTCCTTCCAGCGCTTTACTAAAGCCTCTGTCAGGTCTTCGTATTGGTTCCACTCTACACGAGCAGAACCCAGCAGTCCTCTGCGGTTAAATTCTTCAACTGCAGATTCAATGAGTGCACGAGTGTACACTCGATTTCCTCCAGTGCTTTGACCTTTGAGGGTCTTAGACCGAAGGCGATAAGGTGCACGAGGTATGTAACCTTTGCGCTCCCATAAGCGGATAGTCACAATAGTTTTTTCTAACGCTTGTGCTAAAGCACCGATAGTAAATACTTCTGTTTCTTTTCCACCTAATGATTTGGTAATGGGATTTGCATCCCAACCATTGCTTTCCCCCGCCTTACGACGGGAAACCTTTGGGTCTAATTCACGGCGTTTGCGCTTTGACCCAGGAGCGTACTCCAAGTCAGCAAACGATTCAAGGATTTCATCGTCCCCACGTAGACCAGCCATTGTTATCTTTTCTTCAGTACTAGTGCCCAAACAATTTGTTGTGGGTACATTTCTTCAATTTCTTCTTCAGTAAGTTCATCACTGTACAAAGAAGCCATCAAAGCATCCTCATCTACAACTTCTTTTGTAACGATAAGTTGGTCTCTTAAACCTTTTTCTTCAATAAGTTCAAATGCTCGTGCCTCATTAATTTTACGAGAAACACGACGTTGTTTTACAACAGCGACTGCCCCATCAATTTCTTCTGGAAGTTCAATAACAATGTTTCCTGATGAGTCTGGTTCACCATCCGCATCGAGGTGTTCAAATAACTTTGCTTTAAGTTCTTTCTGTTGTGTTTCCCAATACTCCAGTTGTTGTTTTACAAATGAGTATTGTTTTGCTTGTGCTGAAAAGTCATTGGTATCAGCAACTCGTGGTTCTGTTGGTTTTACTCTTGCCATGTTTTCCCCCTATGGTCTTGCTTTCTGTAGGAACCCTATCAAAGACCCGACAGTAAGGTCAACTCCGCCTTTTGCGTTGATGCCTACCCCATCCATAACGGCATCCGCTACGGCATTCTTCTGTTGGAGCATATCGTGTTGGCGTTCTTCAATCGATTTCTCAACAATCATATCTTGAATAGTGATACTAGGCCAACGACTGGAGGCTCTCTTAATGCGCCCATTTCTCTGCACTGCTAAACCTGCTGACCACGGCAGGTCGTAATTTACGAGAAGATTCGCATTAGGAAGGTCAACGCCATAACCTCCAGCATCAGAAGAGATAAACACACGACAGTCAGGCTCAGAAATAAACTTGTCTTTGCTTCTTTCTTTCTCCTTGGCATCCATACTCCCTGTATACAAAGTCCCGCCAACCTCATGCTGAATGAGTTCCAGCATTCCTACCCATGAAGTAAACACTACTACTTTTGCCTCTGGGTCTGTATCTAGATGGTCATTGACGTATGTCTTTAGTTCCTGCAGTTTCTGAGACTTAGTAACCCCATCTAATAGGCCCCGTTCTTTTAGGCTAGATGCATAGGCGCTTCCACTACCTAACTGCTTGTCAAACTCTAGGGCGCTTTTTTCCAATAGCGACGGGTGGTCGCACAGCATTCGTAGTGCAGTTATCTTGGACATGATAGAGCCACGCATCATGTCTGCAGGGCTTCCAGGTTTGCTGTCGTGCCCGTAATGAGCAAAGAGCGAGAACGATGCACCCAGCAACTGCTGAGCCTCGTACAACTCGTTGCTAAGTTCGTCTGCAATAAAGTTATAGAGCACGGACGTCTTCTTATCAAATGGGACACGCAGTGGGTCACGGTAGATGGTGTCTGGTAGGTATGGCGCTACATCTGGGTCTGTCTGCACCTTACGAACAGATGCTTGTTTCATCTTTTCGTGGAAGATAGGGAGGTTGCGGTAACGCTGAACTCCACCAAAATGGTTTCGTACAATGAAGGTTTGGTCAAACAAATCAAAACGACCAAGCAATCCGTCATCAACAAACTGCATGATGCTATAGACCTCTTCAGGTCTTCCGTTTTCAATAGGAGTGCCAGTCAATGCAAATCTAATAGGAATTCTAGATGCAAGTTTCTTTACCATTTTGGCACGTTTAGAGCGGAACCCTTTAATAGCGGTGGCTTCATCGCAGATGACTGCGCCCCACTCGTAGTCCTTAATCAAATCCCAATCAGCCACAATGGTTTCATAGTTACAGATGATGTAGTCGGTATGGTTCTCCCACTCAACACCCCGCATCCAACGAACTGAGCGCACGGATTTAGCGCCGTCTATCACAGTTGTACCTGCGTTAGAAAATTTCTTTATCTCTTTTTCCCATTGGTATTTAAGACTAGACAACCCAATAACTAATACAGGTTTTGTAATTTCCCCATTATCTTTTAATTTCTCAATAGCAGCAATAGTCATACAAGTTTTACCAAGACCCATCTCATAAGCCACTAACATCTTTTTACGAGCAGCCATCTTGTCTACAGCCTCAACCTGGTATGGCTTCAGTGTTCCGTTAAATGTCATGGCCTATCCAATGGCGTGGGAGCCTTTGCATACGAACCGCACATTGCACATTCCATATCTAATAGGTACTGAGAAATCTCGTAATCTTCAAACGATACTTTTACATTCCAAAGAGTGGACTCGCAATGCAAGCACTCATGGCAAACAAGTTGTGCATAATCCATCGTCCCTGTGTAGTCGGGTTTGAGTTCACGAGTTGACTTAATCATAGATAGGCAGCCTTCCCTAATATGGAAGTCTTTGCAGTCTTAATTCCGTGCTCAACCTCTGCCTCAGTCATATCTCCAACGTCTTTTACGTCGATGCCTCGGTAGTTGAAATAGTACAAATCCATACCGTACTTACGAGCCATGACACGTATCTGCTCGTTTGCTGTGTGCCCAGCCTTGTCGTTATCAAATGCCGCAATAACTTTTGATGCTCGTCGCATAATCTTTGCTTGGTCTTCGCTGATGATTGCGCCGTAAGTAGATATTGCGTTGTGACCTAAACCTGTAAGACGCACAGCGTCTAACGGAGACTCAACAACAATGAGCGTGTGTTTAGAACTCATTATTTGCACACCAAACACGGTCTTTGATTTCTTAACTCCTGCTGGTTGATTCTTAAAGAAACGACCACGAGCACCCTTCTCTTGCCAACCTAACAAAGCGCCAGTATCTGGGTCTCGTATGGGGAGAATCCATGCTTCATTTTTTGCATCCCACAAAACACCGTGAACTTCTACAGCGCCTCGTATTAAGAACCTCTTCTTTAATTCTATATCTGGTGGGGTTGTGTACACGGCAAGGCGAGCCTCTGACATTGCAATTGTTGGTTCTTCTGGCTGTATGTACTCAGGCAAATCTTTGATACGACGCATCAAAGAATCAAGTGGAACCTCTGCACTATCGCCAATGTAATCCTGTGCATCAAAATACGAAATACCTTTTACATCAGCAACCAGTGTGTAAATGTTTCCTTTGTAACCACACGAAAAACAAATGTGCACTCCGCTTTCGGAGTTAATCCACCACGACGGTGAATGGTCTTCTTTGCCTGTGCGCTTCTTGTGCATTGGGCATAACCCATTGACCTCAACACCACGCTGAGAATACAACGGGAGTTCTAGGTTAAGAAGAACTTTTTCAACATCAATCACACACGGCTCCAGTCAGAGCAGTACTTGCACTTAAACACCTCATCTTCATCGTGAAAACAACCAGTCTCCCAACGCCATGTCAATGCAGTCTCTGTTGGACCACAGTTACGACTTGCTACTACCTTTAAATTACGAAGTTCTTCATCTTCATCAATTGGTTCCAGACCCAAGATGACGTCAGAATCCTGAAAAAATGATGATGAATAACCGATTGAGTCTGCTGTTACCTTTCCTGCCCGCATCTTCCATAGGAGAGTCTGAGTAGTAATGACAATGGGCTTATCAATTCTCTGGGCTAATCGTTTCATTCCACGAGTAATGTTTGTAATCGCTTGTGGCGTATTCATTTCTCCACTTACTTCATCGAGCATCAAATACACACCATCTACAAAAACAATGTCTGGCTTTGTTTGCTCAATCTTGGCTGCTAATGCTGAAACAGTAATTCCGTTGACTGCATCAACCAAGTGGAAAGAGTGTTCAGTCTCCATCTTGTTGAGTACATCTATGTAACGGCTTTCTTCTGCTGGTAGTAACTTACCTCTACGCAAACGTCCATGAGAGATATGCGAACGCATAGCATCGTGCCGTTGTTGTTGTTCGTGGTTGTTCATTTCAAAAGATTGAAACATCGGAGACTTACCCTGTAGATGAATATTGATAGCCATCTTCAATGCAATCTGTGACTTACCAGTCTTTGGTGGAGCAATGATTGTTACGAGTTGCCCACCTTGCAAACCTGCAGTTGCTTCATCAATCTTGGCAAACCCAGTAGGTATTCCCAAAAACTCTTCGTTCTGTAACGCTTGGTATTCTTTGTAGCGTTGTTCGGTGTTCTTAGTTAAGTCAATCTCGTGAGTGCCAAGAACACCCTGCTCGTTAACTTTGGTAATAGTTCTTTCCATTGCAAGCAATGCGGCATCGTGGTCGTTCTCTTGCAACTCTTCAATCGCAGATTCCAGACCTTGACGAGTAAGCATGCGACGACGAAAATCAACCATCGTGTCAAGTAGGTACTCAATGCTGTCTTGTACATCAAGTACTTTGTAATTTGGATAATGGTCTTTGACAGTTACTGCTGTTGGTACTTCGCTGTACTCGCCGTAATGCTTACGGACAAACGCCCATACTCGTTTGTTGTCATCGTCTAAGAACCAGTTCTCGCTAACTCCACGAGAGAGGGCAGGGACAATATCTCGGTCACGGATGACCTTACTAACTAGCCGTGCTTCGTTGTCTGCTGCCACGTTTCCCCCTTAGTGAAATCTTTCGCCACACATGGCGCATTGCAAATATGAGTTACCGTTAACCCATACTCGATTAACGTCATGACTGTGACACATTGGGCAATAAACGTTTGCTACGTTTCCCATTTGAACCCTCCCTCAAGGATTAGATGTTGTCTATTTGTACACCAGCCGAGCCATACTGTGCAACTCGGCCAGGTATATCCAGTACAGCCTTTAGGTTGGGGCGATACGGTAACCCAGCAACTAACTCCTGAGAGTCTTCATAGAGTTGCCAATAGTTAAATGGATTTACTACCCGTCGTTCTAACTTCTCAAATGCTTTATCAAGCAGGTCCTCAGTCCAGCCTTCGCTTTCAAAAGCCGCCAGTTCTAAAGATATCTCGTACTTGTTTGACATGACCCACAGTTTGTTAGCGTTCTGTAGGTCAATGTTTCCAACCTTTGAGGTTGTCTTCTTAGTCAAGAAACTTTTAGTCTCCTCTTGAATTACGCCAACAACTAAGTCAATGACACATATTACTTGAGGAGAGGAGTCATTTGAAATGTCCCCATCTTTCATAGGACTTCTACCTTGGCGTATTTCACTATGAAGTCACGGAACTTAGCAGCATCATCGCTAGCATCTATGGCTAACTCTTCTGAGACCTCATTAGGTACGAGGATTGAGTAATGCCCACGATTCATACGCATCTTGTCCTTGACAAAGTTAGCGTGTTTACAAGCAGAAGTTTTGCGCCATACGGGGCAATTACAACGGGTGCTCTTTGTTCCAGTATCAACTTCAACTTCAAAAACACCAGCAGCATTGGCAGAGATAAACAGTTGAACTGTTCTCCAAGAACTCTCCACGCTCATGCCTTTCATTGTGCGGCTCGCAAGTCATCTCCAATTATAGGGACTCGCACAAAGGCTTCATTGGCAAACGATGCCATTGCTTCCTTGTATACGGCTTCCCAGTTCTCCAGTCTAACATTGGTAGTTACGATTGTGGGTAAAGCCTTGTCGTATCTTAGACGAAGAATTTCATCAAATGATGAATCGTTGTAATCAGAGCCGTACTCTTTTCCTAAGTCATCAATAACCAATACACGGACATTGAGCCAGTCAAACTTCGAACGACCATGGAACCCATCGAGTTCATAAGTGGCTTCCCGCTTATCATCAGGCATCGCATCAAAGGTTGACTTTTTACGAGACAAAAATTCAGGGTAAGTCATATAGTAGATGGGCTTAAA